GGTGAATGATTACAAGATTGGAATCAAGTATACCTGTAAGGCTGTTGAGACCTATTGACAATTGTGGCCGAAATATGATAGCTAAATAGTAATTCATACCTCTCTATATCCCTCTACTGAAATTCTTTCAGAAGGAGGGATTTACTCCTTTTACAATTTGTAAATTATTTCTTTACAAAAAATTACGAATTAACAAGACGTAACAACATTTTTCTTGCATCGTTACTGGTTGTAACATATGTAAATTATATGGAACCTTGGTCTTATTCAAATTGCGTAGTTCACGACGACACCTTCGATTGGGGCGGCTAGCCCTGGCCTCTAGATTTCTTTTTTCGTGAACGTTTATTAGGTTTTTTTGAATGACGTCCCGGTCTTTTCCGTGCTCGTTTTTTTATGTGTTTGTAACCAAAAAGATTTCTAAGCTTTTTGCGGGCCATCGTTTTCGTCTAATACCATCTTGGTATTAGGATTTCCCATCGGAATATAACTAATGACTCCATTAACCAGTTGTTGGAGATCTGAACCGCAACTAACACAACGATAATGAGTTTTAAAAAGAGAGACTAAAACACCATGATGGTTACAAGTAGGACAAGTTCCATTAACAATTTCTGTTTGAATGCGCATTCTGCCTCCAAAGGCATCTTTTCCAAATCTTTTATTCATTTTTAAATAAATTTGACCATTCCGAAGGTTCTATTTCACTGTTATCTAAATGAGGTTGTTTGATTCCATCATCGACTTCAATTTCAATTTCAGTGGTTTCTTCTTCGTAGGGTGCACGTCCTATAAAATAGGATTCATCTTTAAGATGTCTAGGTCCTGGTTTAGGGACAATGATTTCATTATTGATGTATCTTGGTTTAACCATGTCCTTACTCTATCATATCTTTAAGGTGTTGCAAGGCTTTCAATTTCTTTCTATTAAATTTTTTCTTATTGGCTCGAATGCGTTGACGAAAGATCTTGAACTGTAGGAGCTGTGCGATGTAATTTCTTTTCTTGCGCATAGATAATAGTCCTAGCAAAACAACTTGCTAGTAAATAACAAATTATAAAAATAATAGTGAGAACTTTAATGTGCTTTAGTTGCAATTATTTTTATCTAAATCAATCGGTTTATCACTACCATAAAACCATATCCATGATGAAATTTTAGTTCCATCTTGAGTATAGGTGCATTTTTTGCCTACCGAGCAGGCGCTCAATGCGAATAATAGTGCGAGCACTAGAAATAATTTATTCATTGGTCTCCTCTGTTTTTTCTTCTTCGTTTTTTATTTGACAACATGTACCTGAGTTTTCTTTTTCTTTGGTATGCATATTGCAAGTTCGTTTTTCTTCTATTGACATGAAAGACATTCCTCATTGTTTACAGTAGCTCCCTGCGGATTACAATTACATTTGGTGCAAGCACATACACCAGTAGAATCTGAATGTTCACCTACATTACAGTGACAATCACAAAAACAGTCTTTACACTTTGTCATTTTTAGTTTCCTCAATTCCGTAGAAGTACTTATCAGTATCTTCTGTTTTCCATTTACGACTATCTTCTACATTCCATTCAGAAGTTTGGACCTTCCAATCAAAAGGGATTTCATCCTTCACCGTGAAAGAGGGAATGCTCCAGATTAGCCTATTGTTAGGTTGTGCTGCATAATTCCCCTCATCCAAGGCCATTATGTGCGCGCACTTATGTTCGTGCGGGATCTCCGAATGATCTGTGTCAACTATATTACTCTCTGGATGAGCCCAGTCAACCGTAAAAAGGTACGCACCTGAGCGCCATTTTTTATCTTTGCCTATGAATTTACCGGACTGACCGTCCAAGATGTCAAAAGCAGTAACGCTAGGATAGTAACTAAAGCAATTCCAAAGCTCCAGCTCGTCAAGTCGCATCCTAGGAACCTCTTTGACCTCAAAGCCTCTTTGTATAAATGCAGAGATCGGCAAACGGTAGAATACAGCTCCATTTTCCATAATTGCGTGAAAGAGTATTGGACGCCCTGTAATCGATGCGAAGCCAAAGACAATGCAGTCTTCCACTTCTCCATGGTGTTCTTTAAGATCATAGAGATATTCTCTCCTGATCTGTGCATAGATCACAGGTGTGTTCGCGTTTAAATAAGCCATCTAGCATAAAATTCCTAGTTTACTAAAAAATAAATGGCAACAATTACTACCACAATAGCGGCAGATATTTTTGGATTGGCTTTTGCCAGTGTCCAAAGTTGTTTAACTTTTTCCATGTTTCCTCCTAATGTATTTCCCCCCAGTTGGTCCCTGATTCATAGTCTACCTTATTAGGTATCTCAAGTTCAACTGCTGATTCCATTATTTCAACAATACGTTTAGCTTCTTTATCATCTTTTACAGAAATGTCTAGTTCATCATGAATCTGAATATGAGGAACAATGCCTTCTTTATACAGTTCTAACATACATTTTTTTGTCATGTCCGCCGCTGATCCTTGAATTAATTTATTTAAAGATTTGTAGGTAAAAGCTCTTTTAATGCCTGGGCCATGTTCTAGTATGGCTTGTTCATGAGGAAGAGCTTTATGAATTCCAAAATAGTTAGGTTCCCATAAATGGAAACGACAAAGACGACCCAGTAAAGTACGAATTTGTCCTCGTTGCTGTGCTCGTTGCGATACAGCATTCATTAATTGTTTAACAAAAGGAACTTTAGAGTGATACGTTGCAAAAAGATTTTCTGCTTTTTCCTGACTAACTCCTAGTTCTGCTTGAAGTTTTGCTTTTCCCATTCCATAAAATAATCCTAGATTAATTACCTTAGCTTGTGTTCGAGGTATTTGTGCCATGTCTGCTACAATTTTATGAAAGTCAGCGTTGCCTTCTTTATAAGCGTCCACGACAGTGAAGGCGGAAGGCAACTGCTGAAGAGATGCATAGTGTACAACCAACCTTGGTTCTTGTTGGTTATAATCAAAGCATCCCCACACACAACCTTCTTCGGGAATGAATAGGGATCGAATCATTGGTCCGAGATCTTTGTTACGTGCGGGAATCTGTTGTAAATTTGGATTTGAATATGAAAATCTTCCAGTGACAGTGCCACCTTGATCAGATCTTATTTGATTAATGTCTGCGTGGATTCTGCCTTTATGTTCATGTTTAATAATAGTGTCTATAAAAGTTGTATGAGCCTTGTTTATTTCTCTAGCTTTTGCTATTTTCTTGACTAAAGGATGACTATGGAAGGAAAGAAAGTTTTTTGTAAATGAAGGGGCCTGTGTTTTCGCTGTTCTTTCATAAGATAATTTTAATGTGTCAAAAACTTTGGCAATTGATCTTGCAGCCCATATTTGAGCATCTACTTGTGTTTCTTTTTTTATTTCTTGCAACAATACTTTTTCTTCTGCAAGTAATTTTTTTTTCAACGCGTGAGCTTTTTCAACGTTTACTCGCACACCTTTAAATTTCATATCTACTAAGCAAGGAAATAAATCTGATTCAAGTTCAAAAATAGATTCTAGATCCTGGTTGCTTAATTCTTGTTTCAATTTTTTCCATAACTGATACGTGACTTCCGCATCTCTTTCTGCATAAGTGCCTACATACATGGCTGGTAGTCTCCACATCTCGGCTTTAGGATCAATTCCCCATTCTTTTGCTCCGGCAATTAAAGCGCCTTCATCTTTTCCATAGCCGATATACTCACGACCTAAACTATTTAAATCATAGCGCATTCGATTTTCATTAATTAAAGATGCAGCGGTCATGGTGTCCACGATGTCTCCTTTAATTTCTATTCCCATGGCACGAATCCAACAAATATCATACATGGCATTATGAAAAATTTTAAGAGAAGAAGATTTACAAAGCTTCGTAAACCATTGAATTACCTTAGTTTTTTCTAAATTTCCTCCTCCTTCATGATCAAAAGGAAAGTAGCCTTTATAGTCTTCGCTTGCAACAGAGATACCTACGACTTTTCCATTTCCAATAACGGATCCTGATCCTCTTGTTTTTAAATCAGGATCTGAAGTTTCTAAATCGATAGCAACTTCTTGGCGGTTAGTAAGATCAGGAAATTTTTCTGGCTTGACCCATTCGGTTTGAGGTTTGAATAAAGGAATTTGCATTATTTTTTTTCCTCTAACTTAAAACCATAAGGTAGGGGTAAAGGTTGTTCCCCATAATCTCGTTCAATGATCATATCAATATAATGTTTTGCTTTTTCTAAATCTTGAACTTCTCCTTTATGTTGGTGTCTACAGATATATTTTATAGCGTTTCCTTCAGCAAAAGGCAAATTATTTTTGTTAATAAATTCAGCTGGCTGAATCGGCATATCTTTGTAATGAGATCCTCCTATCTGCTTTTTATAGACGTTCATATTTTAAACTCCTTACTTCTATCTTTGCATCGAATTAAAAATAAATTTTTGCTACATCGAGTGAGACCGACGTACCAAACTCGTTGTTCTTCATCTTGTTTCATCATAGATTTACGTGCTCCTTTTATAGTGTTGCGGGTTTGATTTTGAAGGATGATAACATTTGTAGCTTCTCCTCCTTTCGAACCATGGAGAGTGAGAATTTTAATTCTCGGTTTAAGACGAAGGTCTTCTCCATTACTTCTCATCGCTCGAATATAGGTTTTCATCTGAGGTGTGACAGCGGTAAAAGCATCATACCATTGTAAAGAGGGATTTAATTTATATTTTGTTTGGAGATCGGAAAGTTTAAATAATTTGTCCTCGGTTTCTTTAAATTTTTTATTAAAACGTTCTAAGAGTCTTTGAACTTCTATGGTGTTGAGTTCTTTTTCTTTTTTCCATTGTTCCCAGTTAATAATATCTCGATACAAAGATTCACTAATACTACGACCTTGTTTAGTTTCAAAATAAAGTCCGCGTTTTTTAAGATCTCTAATAATAGGTTTGAGAAGATCATTAGTTCGAGCAAGAATATACCAATCGCCTTTCTGCATATTAATAGGATCAATAGAAAAGAATATTTTTATAGTTCCATCTTCAGACGTCGGAGTATTCCATGGTTTTTCTAATCTGCCTGATTTAATATTATCTAATCGTAGAAGAGCTCGTGTATGTATCATTCTAGGAACGCGTTTAGATTGTTTAAGGGGTATTTCAATAGCATCAAATTTAATAAAAGAATCAACATCAGCTCCGGCCCAGCCAAAAATTGCCTGATCATCATCGCCTGCGATATAAACATCTTTACTATTTTGTTGTAGAAGTTTTATCATGTCCCATTGAAGAAGCGAAAGATCTTGAGCTTCATCTATAAAAATAACTTCAAAAGAAGGACATTGTTGTTGAGTAGTAAATTTTTTAATCATATCATTGTAGTCAATTAAACCATAGGTTTGTTTGTAATCATCAATATGTTTCTCAACAATTTGAAGTTTATCTCTTTCAATTTTTCCAAGATGTTCATTCTTATCTAGCTGATCCAGCACATTAATTCTTTTAACTGCGGCGAGATTAATGAGACTTAAGTACTCACTATTTGAAGTAAAAATTCCATTAAAGTCATTTTTTTCGTAAGTCGCATATTTAATTCTTAATCCACATTCTTCTCCTATAGTTTTATAATGTTCTTCCTGCATTACATTTTCTTCTTTAAGTCCTAGATACCTGAAAGCAAAAGAATGTAATGTTCTAAAGTGTTTAACATCTTTTTTCTTCAAGAATAGATAAGTTTCTAGAAGCCTGTCTCTCGCTTCGTAGGCCGCTTTTTTAGTAAAAGCAAAATAACCAATACGATCGAGCGGGGTTCCTGCTTCTTTATATTTCATTACTTTATTTAATAGAGTTTGTGTTTTACCTGTACCTGGAGGTCCTATGACTTTATAGTTCATTAATAATTAGGCTCCTGGCGTTTAGATTTTTTATATTCAAGTTGATCTACTTTCATTTGTTTGAGTTTCACTACTTTGTGAGTTTTATTGCCAATGTTAAAAGAATGATCAAACTCTGCTTCTAGTTCTTGCTTCATAATAATTCCGGTGTCTCGAGAATCTAATTTCCATTTAAGGGGGAGTGTTTCAAAAAAAGAGGGAAAAAGAAAATAATGAAAACCTCCTTCGCTCCAAGAGAGTCCTCCTCTGATATCGCTACGTTGTTTAGCTTGACTTGAATTAACACAATATTCGTAAAGATGTTGATAGAGTTGATCTTTAATATCCGTTCCCGCAGCCGGATAGACACGAGTTACAGATTTCATAACTAAATTTAAAAATGCTCGATATTGTTTTGGAGAAAGAGGATCGGGATAAAAGCCTGCTTGTAACCAAACTAGATCTAAAAGTTTCTTTTGAGTGGTGAAAATGTCAGGATTAGAAGCTTCACATTCAATCGGTTTACCATCCGGTTTTTCTACCGTAAAACGAAGTTTAGGTGTAGTACTCATAATAACCTGAAGTCCAGAGAAAAGAGGAAAAGCGGAAGTAGTGTCTGATTTAATTCCAAAAGCTCTTTTAACACAAACATGTTTCATACATACTTTTGAAATCACTTCATCATTACAAGTATGATTGGCAGTTTCTTTAGTCCAGTATTTTATTTTATCATTAATTTTTTTAAGAGGCCAAGGAACTAAAAAATATTTATTAGCTTCATTCACTTTGTCTGGCCAATTTTCTTTATATTTTTTCTTAGCAAAAACCATATAGTTAAACATAAACCGATCTCTGCCATCTCCAATTTTAGTTTTAGAAAGTCTTTGTAAACAAGGGGGACCATCTTCAAATTCCGGATCTCCTCCCATTAAAATTTCTGTGTCAACCCGTGTGATGAGTTGATCTAGTTCGTCGGGAGAGACACGGGAAGCGATAGCTATTTTAATAAATTGTTCTAAGGATAAAGCGGTATTATTTTTATCTAAAGCATAACGTTTGGTGTTGGTATGATTAAAGTAAGGAAGATTAATAAAATTTCCTGACATATTTCCATGTTCATCCGGTTCTAATTCAATTTGTTTAGGATAAATTTCTGTAGTTCTTTTTAATTCAAGTGGTAAAAGGATCGATGCTAGGGCATCACGCATGGTCTGAGCGCTAATGGCTTCGGTCAAAAATAAATAAATGTGTAAGCCTCCACTTTTGGATCGGCATGGGATGAGAGGAAGTTTATATTTTTCTATGTAAGAAAGAAGAAGGACTATATTAAAGTCTTTATAATTTTCAGGATCAACGTCGATACATCCAAAGAAGGCTTTGCCCTCTTTGGTACAAGGTTGAATTCCTATTGATATTTTTCCTTCGAGATGTTGTTGGTAGTGGGTAGGGTGGACCGGTTGTTTAGACCAAATATACTCTGGTTTAATCTTATTTCTTTCTTTGTCAAACTCGACTTTGGCTTGTAACTTAATTTGACCAAAGTTTTCTTTGAGTCCAGAAAATAATTTTATAAATTCATCTATCATACATCCCTTTAAGCGGGGCGGTTTAAGTCTCCCGTTGCCGCCCCTATACTCACCTTAGGTGAATTTTAGAAGTTTGTATCTTCTTTCTCTGCTGCTTTAGCTTGTCCACTTTTTATAGAAGTGTGAAAAGCTTTAGCGTGCTGATAAAGATCGACATTATCTACTTTTCTTAAAAGTTTTACAGCGTAACCATACCAAGTAAAATTTCCTGATATTTCTACTGACCGTAACTGATAGATGTGACTAAAAGATGGCGGATTAAAAGTACCATTTTTACCTTTTTCACTGATACTTTTCATCATCGAATTCCATCCGCGACTCACTTTAAGTTGAGTAGACTTCATCGCTATTAAGGCCTTATCAGATCCACTATCCGTTTGGATAATGACAAAATGATTTGCTGTTTTAATAATGATGTTACCATTTTGAAGGACATCTTTACCTGATGCATCCTTCTTTGTTTGAGAAAGAATTTCAGGACCTCTATCCGGTGATGCCGGACGACCTTCTCTTCTTTCAAATGGTGCCCACTCAGGAAATGTGAGTTTGTAATAGCATGGAATGACTTCGATGCCTTTTGCTCCATCATACAGTTTTTTAGTAACTGTATTATAAAACATTCCTGGTTCAGCTCCGTCTACATACGAAGCATGTTTTTTCTTCGTTTCGTCGGAACTATTTTGAAGTAGTTTTAGGAATGGTAGGGCCAAATCATCTTGGTCCATATTCTCTAAACCTAACTTCGCATCCGCTTCAAATAATGAAGTGGACGGTACTTCAGCTTGTTTCTTAGTAGTGATGTCTCTTGCTTCTTGAGGCATGTTTATTTACTCCTTATTTTTGTTTGGTTTCCTACAAACGTGTTGAACAAATCAGAGGGCATCTCTTTCCCTGCTTCAGTCCGCTCTCTGAGTAATGCTTTTAAAGTCATCGGTTCTACTTTTAGTCTTTGTGCAGGTTGGTAGCCTTGACTTTGAGCAAGGATAGCATAATCGCTAGCCTTGGTATCTTCGTTACGACCAAAGGAAACGGTGACTTCATTTTTAATGATGTCACCTAGGTCGTTGTTACGAAGCCAGTTAAATGCTGCTTCTCTTTGTGCGATTGGTATAGAAGCACCATAAATTTTTTTAATTTCTACAGAAGAACCATCTGCGAGTTTTAAAGAAGACAAAGACATTTCATTCATAATAGTTGGAATGACTTCACCTGAAATTTTTGTAGCTGTTTCTTTCAAACTTTTTAGATCTTGTTCTTTTGCTTTAATATTTTTTTCTAACTGTTGAAGTTTTATTACTTCATCAGAAAGATTTTTTATATTATCTATTTCTTTGATGGCAAGAGATTGATCTTCTTCCATCATTTCATTTAATTTATTCATCTACTTTTCCTTTCTCGTATAAGTTAATTGCAATGGGATAATACATTCTTTCTTGTCGGTCCCATTTTAATAAATGATATTTGCCATGAGTTATATCAGATACAACAGAACATGCAACTCCAATGATTGCAGGATCCCCTGTAAGTAGAAGATAATCAGTGGGACGATATTCTTTTAACAATCTTCTTAACTCAAAAATAATTGGACCCGGACTGAAAATCATTTGCGAATCTTCTCGTAAGAGGACTTTTATTTTGCCAAATTTTTGAGCTCCCATAATATTGATTTTAGGGCGCCCTTCTTTAGTACCTGGAATTTCCTGAATAACGTAAACTATTTTTTCTGAGTCTTGTTTAAGTTCTTTATAATCTAAATTAGCCATGGCTTTCTATTGACATAGGATATAAGATAATGTACTACTATTGTCAAGAAAGAATACTATGTTTTATAAATTTAAGACGAAGCCCTATGGGCATCAGTTAACTGCATTGAAAAAATCTTGTGACAAGAAGGTTTATGCTTTATTCATGGAAATGGGGACTGGTAAAACTAAAGTAGCTATTGATAATTTAGCCATGCTTTATGATAAAGGAAAGGTAGATGGAGCTCTTATTATTGCTCCCAAAGGAGTGTATAAAACTTGGTATTCTCAAGAATTTCCCGTCCATATGCCTGCTCATATTCGTTATAAGATGGTTTTATGGCAAGCTGCCATCAATCAAAAACAAAAGAAAAAACTGGACACGTTGTTTAAAACGGGTGTAGATCTTCATATTCTTATTATGAATGTAGAAGCTTTTAGCACTACTAAAGGTGTGGATTTTGCTAAAAAGTTTTTAAGTTGTCATGAAACATTTATGGTTGTAGATGAGAGTACTACGATTAAAAATCCTGAAGCTAAAAGAACTAAAAATATTATTAACTTGGCTATGCACGCTAAATACCGTCGAATTTTAACAGGATCCCCTGTGACTAAATCTCCTTTAGACCTTTTTAAACAATGTGAGTTCCTTGATCCTTATCTCTTGAATCATTCTTCTTATTATACATTTCGATCTCGATACGCCACGATGCGTACTGCTAATTTTAACGGAAGATCTGTGCAGCTCGTTGTAGGTTATAAAAACCTTGCAGAACTGTCGGAAAAACTTAAGCCCTTCTCCTATCGTGTTCTCAAAGACGACTGCTTAGATCTTCCACCTAAAACATACATGAAAAGAATCATTACGTTAACCCCTGAACAACAGAAAGTTTATAGGCAAATGAAACAGATGGCGTTAGCAGAAATGAACGGAAAGGTTATAACAACAATGAGTGCATTAACCCAATTAATGCGTTTGCATCAAATAACGTGCGGACATTTTAAAGCAGATGACGATTCAATTCAACTCATAAAAAATAATCGATTATCTCAGTTGTTGGAAGTGTTAGATGAACTTGAAGGAAAAGCGGTAATCTGGGCTCATTATCAATTTGATGTTCAAACGATTGTAAAAGCGATTACAGAAAAATATGGAGAAAAGTCAGTAGTTACCTATTATGGTTTAACTCCTAACGAAATACGACAATCTAATATAGAGCGATTCCAAACTAAAGATGAAACTCGTTTTTTGGTAGGAACCCCACAAACGGGTGGATATGGTATAACTTTAACGGCTGCTTCTACTATGATTTATTATTCTAATGGATATGATCTAGAAAAAAGAACTCAGTCAGAAGCTCGAATTGATCGTATTGGTCAAAAATTCCCTATGACTTATATAGACATTCTCGCGGAAGATACTGTTGATGAAAGAATTGTTAAAGCCCTCCGCAAGAAAATTAATATTGCTACCCAAGTGATGGGTGAAGAATTAAAAGATTGGATTTAATCCCTTAAAATGTAGGACATACGCACGAGGCGCAGTAAAATTTTTTATTTTACTGTTATTGTCTTCGGCTTTTTGCCCTCAGGAACTATCTTTTCTAAAGATATTTTCAATAATCCGTTTTTTAACTCAGCACCTTTGATTTCTACATCATTAGCGATAGTAAAGGCTTTAGCAAAAGATCTCTTAGCAATTCCTTGATGGATCACGCCGTCTTTTTCTTTATCGGATTTAGTTTCCTTAACAGATTTTATAGTTAGTATGCTATCTGCGTATTCTACAGCAATGTCCTTCTTGTCATAACCTGCGAGAGCTACTTCAATATCGAACTTATTGTTTTCCTTTTTTACAATATTGTAAAAAGGAAAGTTAGCTGTCAACGAAGACCGAACATTGTCGTACTCATCGAAAAAATTTTCGAAGTGATCGAAAAGATTATCGAACCCGATTGAAACCGGTCTAAGTTGTTTAAAGATTGATGGTAATTTATCGAATGTCATTTAACCTCCTTGTTAGACAGTTAATAAAATGGATCCCTAAGGCATCCATATATTTAATATAATCTATTTATATAAAATTGCAAGTAGCATTAATAATAAAACGAGTCCCATGTACCTGTTCGGCCCTGTGACCAGGACCCATTTTTTACATGCCATAAGTTTTTCCCATAAGAATTTCATTATGCATCTCCTATAATTGGTTTATACCGTGTGTAGTTATCTTCATCTTTATACGCTCTGAGATTCTCCTTTGTATTTTCTTCTGAATCCGGATTGTACGCGACGTGCAACCATCCCGAGTTGGGCTCGTCTTTATTCCAGAATTCAAGAATCATTTGGTCATATAAAAGGTTCCCCTTGATCCAATTAAAGATTTCATTGTTAGGTGTGCCATAGATTTCGAAGTCAGCTGCCATGCCTTTTGCATGTTGACTGTCCGGGCTGCTGCCGATCGCTTGACACAGCGCTGGGCTGCGATATCCGCTGGATATACTCACAACGTGATTAAAATGGTCCCTAACAGGTTGTAGGACCCTCTCACAGAGCAATCTGAGGTTCTCCTGGTGGTCAGGACTAGGGTCGTTAGGAATGCCTTTCCTCTCAGCTGTTTGAGACTTGGTTAGCTCAACCAAGCTAAAATTTTTAGAAAGTTGCATTAGTATTTGGATTCCGCGTCGTACGAGTCACTTGTATATCCATGTTCAATTACACGTATGATTCTGGTACGGCCTGCTGTTTCACCTTCTTCTTTGATGTATTCGACTTCAGCTTTAACATTAGCTCCACATTTAAATTGGACGCGCTCGGGCTGAATATTTCTCTCGGCCGTCCTCTTCGCCTTCAGGCAGTCTGACATTGAGCTTTTGTATGTGTGCTCCACCAATTGGCCCTCTAAAAACATGCAAAGGGCGACGCATATAATTATTTCATTTGGCATTATCGTACTCCGTTCTTGTAATGGATCTCTCGATTCGAATCTTTGAGTTCCTCAATATCTA